TGTAAAGTTTTGGAGATTTAAAGAAAATTTCAAAAAACAAGGAGTTCATGACAAAATTTTGAACCCAATCATCAAAGCATATTACAAGCAAACTGGTAAGGTCTACAATGACGTACAACACGGTCTTGACTTGATCATCAGTGTTGTTGATAACTCAATTCCGGGAAGTACAAATACTTATCGTGACGTATCAGCAATCAATCCAAGAATGGGTGGTGCAACTAGATTGCATAGCGATCCAATGATTGAAAAGAATTGGTTAGATGACAAAACCACTTGGAGAGAAGTGTTCAAGCCTAAGAAAGCACCGGGAATTGATGAAATTCAATACCTGCAACTTGCTGCCGAAGAACGTGTAGAAGGTCAATTACAAGATATGCGTAATACTCCATATTATGATGAAGATGTGAAGAAATGGATATTCCCTAATCATCCTGATCTTGAAGTAGCTGCAAATACAAGAACTCAGAATCTTGATGCAACTGCCGATGAAATGGATATACCGGATGAAGAAGGCTACGTATCAGCAGTCAATACCGTTATCAATCAATCGAACACGGCTGACATTACTCAAATGAGTTCTGCTGCACCGACTGCACAAAGAACACCTACAAATAATTTAGGTGCTGAAACATTGGGAGCACCATTAGTATCTACTAATGATCCCTACGTTGATCTTCCTTTCTAATAATAGAAATACGTAAAGATCAAATTAACGGGGGAGCGATTATGCTCTCCCTATTATAACCTTATTCCTAATATTTTATGGAATGGAACTACAAAAAAAACCAAAAGCCACAGCAAGTGCAGCAACAGGAGCACCAACGGCAAAAAAGAATTATTCATTAGATGATTTCAAAAAGAAAATAAATAACAAAGAAGAACCAGATAAAGAAGTTGAATGGTTAAAAATGTCAAATGCATGGGCAGAAGAAACTGGATTGCCCGGAATTGCAAAAGGATATATTACACTATTCAGAGGATTCTCTAATACTGGTAAATCAACTGCGTTATGTGAATCGCTAGTTGCAGCACAGAAGGCTGGTATTCTTCCGATCATCATTGACACAGAAAATAACTTGAGCCGTGAACGTCTTTCGTTAATGGGTTTTGATTGGGACAATGGATTTTATATTGAAGTCGATAATCAATATCTTTTAGAAGAGTTTGGTTTAAAAAGAAAGAAAGATTTTACACCAGAAGAAGGGACTATTGAAGATATGGCAGAGTGTATAAATTTCTTCTTGAACAAACAAGAGAACGGTGAATTACCATACGATTTATTTTTTGCAATCGACTCAATTGGAACACTTGATTGTGATCAAGTTGCTAAAGCAAGAGTAAACGATACATCACAAAACAATCAGTGGAATGCTGGTGCATACGAAAGATCGTTTAAAGGTGCATTAAATTACAGAATACCAAATTCAAGAAAAAATAACAAGACATATACAAACACTATGGCTTGTGTTCAAAAAATTTGGTTACAAATCAATCCGGTTGGACAACCAACGATCAGACATAAAGGTGGTGATGCATTTTTGTTCGCAGCACGTTTAATTTTTCATCACGGTGGAAAGAGTACTGGCAGCGTAAAACAAATCAGTGCAGTTAGCAAAGGAAAAGAAATTACTTTTGGTACGGAAGCAGCAATTGAGAACTACAAAAATCACGTTGGCGGTAAATTAGGTGGTATATCAATTTCAGGTAAGCTAATTTCAACACCTCATGGATTTATTCAAGCAACTCCGGCAGCAATTGCAGAGTACAAGAAGAACAATTTAGATTACTTCAAGAGTGTATTAGGTTCTAATGTGAAAGCAGAGGACATCGAAACACGTATTGATGTAACTGAAATGAATGACGATGAAACAAAAGCATTTTTTAAAGAAATGTAACTTTTAATAATGGAAACCAAAACACTACTTGTTGACGCATCGTATCTCCTAAAGAGATCATTTCATGGTGTGAAAAATGCACACACGAATGCTGGTCATATTGGTGGTGTTTATGGTTTCCTTACTAAAATACGTAAGTTCATCAAGGACTTAAAAGTTAACAAGGTTATTCTTGTTTGGGATGGTGAAAATGGAGGTATACATAGACATCGACTATATCATCCATATAAATCAAATAGAAAAGATAAATCATGGTATCAACCCATTGAATTAACTCAAGAAGAAATTAATCGTGAAACTGAAAAGGATCAATCAATTTTGTGGCAACGCAAAAGAGTACAAGCATACTGTGAAGAACTTTTTTTAAGACAAATTGAAGTTCAGGAAATTGAAGCAGATGATATAATTGCTGAATATTGCAAGCGTAATCACAAGAAAGAAGAAATAATTCTTTACACTAATGATAAAGATTTTCTTCAACTACTTGAACTTGATATTACAATCTATTTGGATAGTGTTGGTGAATTAATCGAAGCTGGCAATTTCTTCATGTATTTTAAATTCTTTTACAAGAACGCATTGACAATGAAGATATTATACGGTGATGATAGTGATGTTATTCCCGGAGTTAATGGTCTTGGTGAGGCTACGTTAATAAAGTATTTTCCTGAATTAGTTGATAGTGAAGTAAAAGTAAGAGATATCTGCAAGAGATCGGTAGAAATCAATGAACAACGTAAGAAGGAGAAAAAGAAGCCTATCCAAGCATTAGAAAATATCACAAAGAACATCGAACAGCTACGGATCAACCATAAATTGATGAATCTTAATGAACCTTTTTTGAACGAAGAGGCACTTAAAGAATTGCATCAGTTGGAGTTACCGCTTTCTGATGATAATAGAGGTACAAAGAACCTTTATCCGTTGATGGTACAAGATGAGTTTTTAACTTTATATTCCAACTATGGTAATTTTGCTGAATATGTATTACCGTTCTATACTGTTGTTGCAAGAGAAAAAGATTTATTAAAAAAATATAAAGAAAATAATTTGTCATCATAATATTATTTCACTATTATTGCTTTGTATTACATACAATCAATTGCTTTATGTCAGAAGACAAAAAAATGGAAAACAATTTTAAATTCGGAGTATATTTAAGAAACGAGAAAATTTATGAAAGAATATTCAGTGCGGATATTTATAATCCGGTGGTGAGATATTCTGTTGATATTCGTGACAAAATACCTACTATCATTTCAAACTTACAAGCACAGCTTTCGATGAATTCATCGAATATTAACTTCAATCACATTCCTGATACAGAATCAGATGGATTTGAATTTGAAACAATGGCTTATTATAAGCATATCTGTAAGATAAACAGAATGCATCCGATTAAACTTTTTGTTCCAACACAGAACAAAGACTCTTCATTGCCTAAACCAAAATACCAAGGCAGAGGAACTGAGTTTAAGTTCGGGGTTTACATTAACGCAAATCCCATTGTTGAAAGAAATTTCTACGTAGAAAATTATAATCCTGAGACTAGATTCTCAAGTGAGTTTTATAGTCTATTGAATAATATTGTTGATTACTTACGTTCTTATTTAAAGAAGAGCGATTTTAATCACATGTGGAATGATTATGATTTAATCAACACGTATGAACTGAACATCCAACAAGTTAGGGAATTGTCAAAAGACAAGAGAGAAGAATTCTTGAATCGTAAATCCGATCATGCTTTCATTGAGAAGGTAAGAATGGATTACAACAAGAACTCTGACTACACTGTCTAAACAATTACTTACAAATGAGTGAAATATCAAAAGATAACCTTGGATATCTAGGGGCATCCTTTCAAGAAAAAGTACTGTGGCAACTACTTACAGTACCTGAGTTCTCGGAAGGTATTGTAGATAGTCTAACAGCAAGTTATTTCGACAATCAGCTTCATAAGTATATTATGAGCATGATTAAAAAGTACCATGAAGAAAATGGTATTCCTGCCAATCTACGAAACCGTTCTATTTACGAATTCATTGCCGGAAACGTCAAAAGTGAAATTGATAAAGAAAATGCTTTCGGCATTTTAAATCGAATTGTAAACTACGACCGTAGTGTATATAGTGGTGCTATCTATAATGATGGTGAATCAATACGGAAAAAAATCTGGTTATTTGTAAAACAACAAGAAGCTAGGAAAGTTGCTAACGAGATCATGGATATGGTCAAGACTGGTGAACTTGAAGATAACGTTGAAGCAATCGAAGATCGCTTCAAAAAAATCATGGAATTAGGTATTGAGCATGATCATGGTGAAGATGTATATCATAACGTTGAAGATGCGCTAAGAGAAAATTATCGTGAACCAATACCAACA